CCCGGCTTCATGGATGTTTGTTGCTATACGGGGACGGGTGTTGCAAGGACTGTGGCGCATAACTTAGGTGTTGCGCCTGAGTTGATGATTGTGAAGAATAGAAGCGGGACTGTTGCATGGTCTGTCTATGATCAATTCAACGGCCCAACAATGTTGTTGCAGCTTAACGCTAGTGCGCTATCACAAGCATCAGCTGTACCTTGGAACAATACAGCCCCTACAGCATCTGTGTTTACAGTGGGCACTGGTACTCCCGCTTTTACCAACGCCTCTGGTTCAAACTACGTGGCTTACCTCTTTGCAACCTGCCCCGGTGTGAGCAAGGTGTTTAATTTCACAGGTAATGGTTCTTCTCAGACAATTAACTGTGGATTCACAGGCGGTGCTAGGTTCGTCATGATTAAGCGTACAGACTCTACAGGTGATTGGTACGTCTGGGATTCTGCCCGTGGAATTGTTTCAGGTAACGACCCACGATTGAGCCTCAACACCACAGCCGCTGAAGTTACAACCGATGACAGCGTGGACACTGACAGCACAGGCTTTGTTGTTAATCAGTTGTCGGCAACTAACGTCAACGTTAATGGAGCCAGCTACATAGGCTTGGCAATAGCTTGATGGAATACATCTACGTTATTGAAAACAAGAACTCAGGGAAGTTCTACATCGGCAGGACAAATGATCCTGCTGCGCGAAAGCGTGGGCACTTCTCTGAGTTGCGTAGAGGTATTCACGGCAATCCCAGACTGCAAGCATCTTTTAACAAGCACGGCGAAGCTGCGTTTGAATTTAAGGTTGTAGATTCTGCTACTTCTGAAAACATCCATGCCAAGGAGTCTGAGTGGTTTGCTGCCTTTGATTGCAACAAGGATTACTTGTACAACTGCCACTTTGAAACTTTTGGTGGGCCAAAGATTTTTAAGCCGCACACTCCAGAGTCTGCTACTAAGATTTCCGAGGCAATCAAGCAAGGGACACGCAAATACATCTTTGAAATTCTTGATGAGCGATATGCTGGCGCATCCCTAAGAGACCTTGCCAAAAAGTACGAAGTCGGAGCAAATACTTTGATTGACTACACACCAGAGTGGGAGCAGTTGCGAGGTTTGAAGATGCCTAAGAGCGTACAAAGTGAACAAACGAAAAAGCAGGTTGAGTTGTTTGTTGCTGCTTTTGAGTGCTTCGGACACGATGCTTTGAGAAGTCTCAAGAACTTTAAACTGACGAGAAAATCTCTCAAAAAGTACCTGCCTGAATTTGGCATGGACTTGAAACAAGTGCTTATCCGACCATAAGGAACAATCATGCAAATCAGAATCCGACAAACAGGCGCAATCGTATCGGAGCAAGCCTTCCGCGCTATGTTCCCCAACACTTCAATGCCCAAGCCACTGACAGAGGCCATCATCAACAGCTTTGGCGGTGATGTGGTCTTTGAAGGCCCACAGGCAACAGGTGGTACTGTGTACCAGTACAGCCAAGGCGCTGGTGTGGAGCAAGTGAATGGCAAGTGGTACACCAAGTACGTGCTTGGCCCGATCTTCACTGACACCACTGTTGATGGCGTGACCACCACAGCCGCTGAACAGGAATCTGCCTACAAAGCCATGAAGGATGCTGAACAGGCTAAGTCTGTACGCACTCAACGTGGTGAGAAGCTAAAGGACACCGATTGGACACAAGTGGCTGACGCTCCTGTGGACAAAGCTGCATGGGCTACATACCGACAAGCACTGCGGGATGTGACTGCGCAAGAGGGCTTTCCTTGGACTGTTGAGTGGCCTACACAACCGGAGTAATAGATGTCTGATGTTAGCCACGAGCAAATCTATAACCGACTTGTTGAAGTTGAGAGCAAGGTAGATCGTATTGATAACAACACCAAAGGCTTGGTGGATGCTATTGATGCTATGCAAGGTGCTTTCAAGGTTCTTGGGTGGATTGCTGCTGCTGCTAAACCTATTCTTTGGGTTGGTGGCCTGGTAGTTGCTGCTGGAGCCATCTGGCAAAGCTTGATTAAAAAGTAATGGCTAACGTAAAACAACAACTAGACAGTCCTGCCTTGCCCTCTTTGGGCTTGTCGGGTGCTGTCTACTCTCAGAATGTCCAGAATCAAAACAATGGCATCTTGAGGTTGTTTTTTACCAAGCTGGTAAACGTCATTAGTTCCTTGATTGGACCTTCTGGTGGCAAGTATTTGAATAATCCTTATGGGGCTTTTCAAGACAGTACAGACCAGACGGCTGCAAGTACAACTGTTGCCTACCCTATTACTTTCAACACCACCGACTTTTCTAATGGTGTAAGTGTTGCCAGTAACTCTCGCTTGACGGTGGCGGTTGATGGGTTGTGGAACTTGCAGTTTTCATTGCAATTCAAAAACACAAGCAATGATGGTCAGGACGTTGACATCTGGTTTCGCAAGAACGGAACTAACATTGACAACAGCAATAGCCGATTTCATTTGACAGCTAGAAAGTCTACTGGAGATCCCAGCCACATGATTGCGGCCATGAACTTCTTTGCTTCCATGATCACCAACGATTACATTGAGATCATGTGGTGTACCACCAGCACAGCAGTTAGTTTGGAGCATTTTGACACCAGCACCAGTCCAACAAGACCAGCAGTGCCATCAGCAATTGCTACCATGACGTTTGTGTCTAACCTGCCTAACCAGTAAAACATCATGGCCTACATCCCACTTCAAATACCCCCAGGTGTCTACAAGAACGGTACTGAGTATCAATCTAAAGGACGCTGGAGCGATGCCAATCTGGTTCGGTGGTACGAGGGTACTCTGCGTCCTGTTGGGGGCTGGAGGAAGCGTTCTACTACTCAGTTAAGTGGTTTGTCTCGTGGCCTGATTAACTGGCGTGACAACAATAACAATAGACGTATCGCTATTGGTACACACACTCATTTGTACATCATGAATGAGGCTGGTACTGTTTTTGACATCTCCCCCAATGATTTGGTTGCTGGTGATCCAAATGCTGTTCTGAAGATTGGTTACGGATACGGTACTTATGGCAGTTCTGCCTACGGTGTTGCTCGTCCTGATCTTGGTCAGTACACCCCAGCTACTACTTGGAGCATGGATACATTTGGTCAGTATCTTGTCGCTTGTTCGACTAAGGATGGTCGGTTGCTTGAGTGGCAGTTAAATACAGCGTCTGATGCTGCGCCGATTACCAATGCGCCAACTAGCTGTACAGGTCTGATCGTTACCCAAGAGCGATTTGTCTTTGCTTTGGGTGCTGGCGGTAATCCCCGTAAGGTTCAGTGGTGTGACCAAGAGAACAACACCCTGTGGACTCCTGCTGCTACTAACCAAGCTGGTGACTTTGAGCTGACAACCATTGGCTCCTTGATGTGTGCCAAGCGGATTCGTGGCTCTACCATCTTGTTTACAGACGTAGATGTCCACACAGCCACTTACATTGGCCCACCATTCATTTACGGTTTTGAGCGTGTTGGTACGGGTTGTGGGGTTATCTCTAAGCAAGCTGTTGCTGCTACTGATAACGCTTGTATTTGGATGTCTGGTTCAGGTTTCTGGATTTACGATGGCTTTGTAAAACCACTGCCTTCTGATGTTGGTGACTATGTGTTTACCAACATGAACCATACTCAGTCCTCTAAGGTCTACTGCGTACACAACTCATCCTACGGTGAGATCTGGTGGTTCTATCCTAGTTCTGCTTCTAACGAGGTGGATTCTTACGTGTCATATAACTACCGTGAAGGCCATTGGGCTATCGGTACATTGGCCCGTACTTCAGGGACTGACCGAGGAATCTTCTCCAACCCCATCATGATGTCCACAGATGGTTATCTGTATGAGCATGAAGTTGGGTTTAATTACGACTCTCAAATCTTGTTTGCCGAGTCTGGACCTGTTGAATTGGGTGCTGGTGACAGGGTATTGAGCCTTACTGGCCTTATTCCTGATGAAAAGACTGCTGGTAATGTCCAAGCCCGTCTAAGTACCAAGTTTTACCCAAATTCTGTGGAATATAACCACGGTCCTTATTCAATGAATTCGCCCACATCTTTGCGTATTACTGGTCGGCAAGTGGCTGTAAAGATTGAGGGTGTTGATTTGAGTGATTGGCGAGTTGGTGTTATTCGTTTTGATGGCAAGCCTGGAAGTATGCGCTGATGGATTATGAGAAGTACAAGCTCAATGGTGAATTACCACTATGGGCTGTGCTTTTCCAAAAAGTAGAGCAAATACTTGAACCTGCCTTAGAATACGATAACACTTACAACATTGAAGATGTAGCCGATTGCATCTCAAATGGAACAATGCAGCTATGGCCCACTAGTAATAGTGCCGTAGTGACGCAAGTGCAGAACTTTCCAAGGATGAAGGTTTTGCACATTTTTTTGGCTGGTGGCAATCTAGAGGAACTAGAAACGCTAACCCCCCATATTCAGAAGTTCGCTGAAGACATGGGATGCCGCAAGATCACTCTAACTGGGCGTAGAGGCTGGTCAAGAACTTTTGTAGCTAAATTCAACATGAAGCCAACACATTATTGGCTTTCAACGGAGGTGTAATTATGTCTGGTGGTAGCAGCCAAAGTACGCAGCAGCTTGATCCTGCAATGCGTGATGCGTTTCTTGGAAACGTAACCCGTGCAACAGATGTCGCTGGTGGATTGCAAGCACGACAGTTCGCCGACTTTAACCAAGATCAGGCTACAGCGGCCAACATCTATCGTCAGTTTGCAGATCCAAACAGTGAGGTGTTTCGCGGTACACGTGATGCGTTTAATACTGCCAACTTGGCGGGGCAATACCAGCCTCAGAACGTAACTGCACAGGCTTATCGTGGCGCTAGAGTTGATCCTGCTGCATTGGCTGCTCAACAAGGTTACACGGCTTCTACAGGACAATTCTCCTCTGCTGGACCTGCTTCATTAGCAGAAGCCCAAGGCTACACTGCATCTCAGTTTGGTGGCGCTCAAACAGGCCCAACTAATTTGGCTACTGGTACTGGATACACAGCTTCTCAATTTGGTGGAGCGCAAGCAGCTCCTGCCACATTGGCTCAGGCTGCTGGTTATACGGCACAAGACTTTGCGGGGGTTGGTGCTGGCCCTGCTGAACGAGCGCAATCTGCTGCTTTGGCTCGTGGTGATATCCGTGATGTAGCTGCTCAACAAATTGAGGCAGAGCGTATTGCTGCTGCTCAGGCAAATCGTTTGGGTGTTCGTGATGTGGCTGCTGCTGGTGTTAGTGGCGCTCAAGTAGCTTCTGAAGCTTTGGGCCAGATTGCTCCTCAAGCTCGGCAGAATGTGCGTGATGTCCAGGCTGGTTCATTCTTGAATCAGAATATTCAGCAGTATATGAATCCATATACACAAGCTGTTACTGAGCAAAGTTTGCGTGACTTAGAGCGTTCACGACAGTTGCAACAACAACAAACATCTGCACAGGCTACTGCTGCTGGTGCTTTTGGCGGATCTCGTCAGGGTGTTGCTGAAGCTGAGACTAACCGTGCCTTTGGTGAAAATGCTGCTCGTTTGGTTGCACAACAGAATGCTGCTGCATATCAAGCTGCTCAACAAGCTTCTGAATCTGATTTGGCTCGTGCAATGCAAGCTCAACAGCTTAACCAAGCTCAAGACGCTGCTACTACTCAGCAGTCTTTGCAATTGGCTGGTCAATTTGGTCTTGCTAACCAAGATGCGGCTTTGCGAGCTGCTCTTGCTAACCAAGGTGTAGATACGCAATTTGGTTTGACAAATGCTCAACTTGAGCAACAAGCTAGATTGGCAAATCAGTCAACTGGTTTGGCGGCTTCTCAAGCCAACCAAGATGCTTCTTTGAGGGCTGCTCTTGCCAATCAAAGCGCCGATCTTAGTGTTGGTCAACTCAATACTCAGAACGCTCAACAAGCTGCATTGGCTAACCAAGCTGCTGCTAATCAGATGGCCCAGTTTAATGCTGGCAACTTCCAACAAGCAGGTCTTGCTTCTCAGGCTGCTGCTAATCAAGCTGCTCAATTTGGTGCTGGCGCTCAGAACACTATTGCTGCTCAGAATGCTGCTGCACAAAACGCACTGGCTCAGTTTAATGCGGGTAATCTGCAACAAGCTGGCTTGTCAAATGCTGCCGCTCTCAATCAAGCTGGTCAGTTCGGTGCTGCTGCACAAAATGCTGCCTCATTGGCAAACCAAGCAGCCCTGAATCAAGGTCAACAGTTCAATGCTGCTAACTTGCAACAGGCCGGATTGTCTAATCAGCAAGCTTTGAATCAGGCTGGTCAGTTTGGTGCTTCCGCTCAGAATGCTGCTGCCTTGCAAAATGCTGCTGCCATGAACCAGATGGGTCAATTTAATGCTGGTAATCAACAAGCAATGACTTTGGCAAACTTGGGTGCTTTGAATCAAGCAAGCCAGTTTGGTGCTTCTGCATTTAACCAAGCAGGTCTTGCTAACCAAGCGGCCATCAATGCTCGTGCTGCTCAACAAGCAGGTTTGACACAGCAAGCTGGTTTGACTAATGCTCAGAACTTCTTGCAAGCCAACCTTGCCAACCAACAAGCTGGTTTGGCTGCTAACCAACAGCGTCTTGGTGCTGCTGGACAAATGGCAAACATCGCTGGTCAAGGCCAAGCAATGGGCTTTGCTGGTGCACAGAACTTGGCTAATATTGGTTCTATCCAACAGCAGTTCTCTCAAGCTCAATTGGATGCAGTTCGTAATCTGCCTCTTGAACAACAACAGATCATCAACCAAGCACTGGGGCTTAATGTTGGTGGTGGTTCTGGTATGCAACAGCAATCTACATCACGCCAAGGTTTGCTTGGTGTTCTTGGCCTGTAAGGAGTATTTATGCCCGTCAATTTTGGCTTACTGTCAAACGCTGCTCTTACTGGTCTTAGTGAACAGGAGAGGAACGATCTTCAAAAGCAAGCAACTACACAGTTCTTGCTTGGCTCTTTGCTGAGTAACGATCCATCTTTGGGCTTGAAGTCTGCTCTGAGTGTTCCAGATCAGTACACATCTGCTCAGAAAAGCATTACTGAAGCGCAAGAGAAAAAGCGTCAACGTGGTGAGGTGGCTAGCTTCTTGGAGCAATATGTCCCCACTCCCATGCAAGCAGGTCAACGTGCTTTGGGTCAGGAGGGAAGAGGCCCAACAAACACCGCTGCTCAGAACCAGCAAGCAATCTTGAATACGCCAATTGATTTTGATAAGGCTTACAGGGATTCAATGCGTTTGGTTGGCAATCCCGGCCAAGCTCAAATCCGAGAGACTTTGTCTGCAATGCAGCCTAAGTTCCAAGGCGATTTGCGAGTTGATGCCAGCGGTCGGGTTGTTGGTAGTTTGCCTATAACTAAGGATGGTGTTCAGCAGCAATTTAACACTGCTACTGGTCAGTATGCTGCGAATCCTGTGCAGAACTATATGCTGTCACAGATTCTTACTCAGCGTCCAGAAACATCTCCAAACACCATGTTGGTTCCAATGCAGGGTGGTGGATTTACTCAACAAGCGATCCCAGGTGCAGCACAAGCAGTTAGCACGATTGAGGGCGCTAAGGCTAGAGGGCAAGCAGAAGGTCAACTTACAGAGGTTCTTGGAGCTGATAACAGAACTTACAAAGTTCCTGTATCTACATTGCTTAATCAACCAACTGGTCAAGGCGCTGGTCAGCCAACAACTCGTCAAGGTGGACCTGCTGGTGCAGCATCTAAGATCTCTCCAGCCCAAGAAGCAATTAACCAAACATCCGCAAAGAGATATGACGAGTTCACGCAGCTTGCTCAAAATGCAGCATTAACTTCTGCTGACCGTAGACGCTCTGGAGAGTACTTGTACAACGCTGCTGAACAACTTGATCCAAACAAGGCAACCGAGTTCCTTGCAACTGGTGCATCGTACATTCGTGCGATTCCAGGTGTTGGTGAAAAGTTTGACTCTTTTGTTGGTAACGTCAGTATATTCAACAAGACACGCTCTGAGGGTGTTCTCAAAGGCCTGGAAAGCATCAAGGGTAACGCTAACGCATTTGAAGGCGCTATCGTTGACAGGGCTACCACTGGTGTTTCAGATCCTAAGTTTGTGACTAAATACTTGTCGGCACTTGAGATTGCTGCTGCTGACAAGGATGATGCTCGTCAAACCTTCTTGGATAACTACACAGGCGATCCAAAGGGCGTATACACGGCTTGGCAGAACTCCCCTGATAACCCACGTATTTACAACCACCCAAAGATTAACCAGTTCTTGACTGAGCAGGTTCAGGCTTGGCAGCGTGGTGGATCTCAAGGCACTCCGGTAATGCCATCAGGCTTTACAGTGGGGCGCAGCAAATCCACTGGTGCGATTTTGATCAAGAAACCCGATGGCTCTAAGTTCACAGTAGGTCAGTAATGGCAACTAAAGACGAAATCTTTGCATTCGCTGCTCAAGAGGCAGAGCGCCAAGGGGTTCCTCTGTCTTTGGTGCAAGGCGTTATTGAAGCCGAATCTGGTGGCAAGTTCAACGCTGAAGGTCCAAAGACTCGAACAGGAGAAACTGCGTTTGGTCCAATGCAGTTGATGGATGCTACTGCAAAGGGTCTTGGTGTTGACCGGATGAACTGGCAGGACAACATCCGTGGTGGTGTGAAGTATCTGAACCAACTAAGCCAGCGCTTTTCTTCTCCAGACTTGGTTCTTGCTGCTTACAACGCTGGCCCTGGTAACGTGGAAAAGTATGGTGGCGTTCCACCATTCAAAGAAACCCAAAACTACGTGAAGAAGGTTCAAAACTTTATGTCTAAAGCCGAAACAGACGATGATTTTGTTCCGTTCGAACAAGCTCCTCAAACACGTTCCGTAGAACCTCGTCAGCCAAGGGATGTGGAGATTGATGTTTCCTTCCCGCAAGGAATGGGCAATGAGCCAGCTACACGCTCAATGCAAGCTGACCAAACAGATGATGACTTTGTTCCGTTTGCAGCAGCACCAGCTCCAACACCAAACATAGCCAACATTGTTGACAGCGTTAGAGCGCAAGCCAATCAGCCTCCTAACCAATTCCTGCAAGACGTTCGCTCCAGCTTCAATCCTATGGATGTGTTGCGTGGTAAAACTACAACAGGCCAGTTGGCAATGGGTGCTGGTAACCTGATCAACACGGGCATTCAAAACGCTTTGGGCGCAATTGGTTTCTCAGACGAATACTTGGGCAGAACCCGTACTCCTCCTGCTCCTGCTGCTCCTACACAGTCTATTAGCGACATTCTCAGTGGTGTTGCTAAAACAGCCACAGAACGTCCTGGACTGCTTGTTGGTGGCATTGGTACGGCAATGCTTGATCCGCTCAACCTAGCCCTTCCTGGTGGCATTCAGAAGTCATTGGTGGCTGCTACACCTA